TGTTGTCGTGACCAACTACGACAACATCCCGTCCATCGAAGGCGACTTCGACGCCATCGTCTTCGACGAACTGACACGGCTCAAGAACCCGTCTGGCAAACGGTTCAAGTTCCTGATCAAGCTGCTTGACAAGGTCGATGTCCGATGGGGCCTGACCGGATCGTTCACGTCGAACGGCCTCGAAGACGTGTTCGGTCAGTGCAAGGCCATCGACCAGACGTTGCTCGGCCGGTCCAAAGGTGCGTTCCTGCAACAGTATTTCTGCTGCATCAACCGCGAATACAGTCAGTGGGAGCCGCTGCAAGGCGCGCTGGAGAACGTCATGCGCACCATCAAGCCAGCGACGTTCGTGCTGGAGCCGGGCGAGTATAGGGACAAGCTGCCCGAGCTGCATACGGTCGAGATGCGCTGCGAGATGGACCTGACGCCCTACAACCAGATGAAGAAGGAGTTTGTGCTGGAGCTGGGCGAGACGATCACCGCGCCGACCGCCGCCGCCGTGACGGCCAAACTGCAACAGCTTGCAGGCGGATTCATCTACGGCCCGACCGGCCCGGAGTGGGTGTCGCATCACAAGTATGACCTGCTGGACGACATTTTGAACGAGAACCAGCGCGCCAATACGATCATTGTATACAACTACAAGGAAGAACTGGCCGAACTGCGCCGGCGCTACCCGAAGGCGCAGGGCATAGACGTGGACGGCTGGAACGCCGGCAAGATCGAGCTTATGCTGCTTCACCCGAAGAGCGCCGGACACGGGCTCAACCTGCAACACGGCGGATGCCATATGGTGTTCCTGTCGCTGCCTTGGTCGCTTGAACTCTATGAGCAGACCATCGGCCGGCTACACCGCTCCGGTCAGACGCGCGACGTGTGGGTCTACAACCTGATCTGTGAAAAAACTATTGACGAGCAGATCATGCGAGCGTTAAAGGATAAACGATCATTAGCAGAGGTGGCGCTGGATGAATTATCGAGAACTGCATGAGATCATTATGACGCTGTCGGAGGCTCAGCTTCAGCAGATGCTGGACGACGAGCAGCGCGGCGAGAAGCGGCGGACGTTTATGATCCGACTGCACCAACGTCTCTGCGCCCTGCGCGCTCAACGGGAGAGGGATGAACTTGAACATTCAGCAGGTTTTAAGTGAGCGTCAGACGACGCATGGCGACTTCGCCGATCATGCCCAGACAACGCAGCTTCTGAAGACGGTCATGCACAGCCAGCCCGGTTGGTCCAAACTCAGCGCCATGCAGCGCGAGTCGCTGGACATGATCGTCCACAAGATCGGGCGCGTGCTGTCCGGCAACCCTAACCACGCAGACCATTGGGTTGACATTCAAGGCTATGCCCGACTGATTGAGGAGCGTTTATGAGCGAGTGGAAGCCTTTCGATACCGCGCCGGACACGTTTGTTCTGGCGTGGTGCCCGATTCGGGACGGCTTGATGGAGGATGGCGAGTTCCTTCCCGGCATCGGCCGCATGATGGTCGGGTATCCGATCTTCCCCAAGAAACGCCGCAGGACGAGCCACGGCATCCAGAACAACTTCAAGTTGGGATGGGACGGGCACGGTCGACAGTTCTACGCTACCCATTGGATGCCGTTGCCGGAGAAACCAAGATGACGCAGTTGTCCGCCCAGTCGATCCTGCATCTCTGTGAGAACGCAGGCTTGATCGACCCATTTATCAAAGATAAAAGAATAGTGAACGGTATGAGCTACGGTCTGTCGGCGGCGTCCTATGACGTGCGGATCGCGCACGACCTGACGTTGATGCGGCATGAGCCGGCGCTGGCGAACACAATGGAGAACTTCAAGATTCCGTTGGATGTCGTCGGTTACGTCGTCGACAAGTCGACCTACGCGCGCCGGTTCATCACGGCGTTCAATACGCTGCTCGACCCCGGTTGGCAGGGCAATCTGACGCTTGAACTGGTGAACCTTGGCAACTCGCCTATCGACATCAAAGCCGGCGATCCGATCTGCCAGATCGTCTTTCATTGGCTTGATGAGCCAACAGTGCTCGGCTATTCAGGCAAATATCAGAACCAACCCGCGCGGCCTGTGCCGGCTATCATGGAGGGGCGAGATGCTTAAAGCAATCTTTGCCGTCGTGCTGTTCGTCGGCATCTACCTGATGATCTGGGTCGCAGTTAACAAAGATGACGGGGGCGTAGGATGAGTGATACCACAAAACAAACCATCAGTCTACAAGCGGGATTACACCGCGCCGCGCTGAAGGGAGAGAGGGGGTGAGTGACTTGAAACCACTATACGAGAAACTGTCGCCAATACTGAGAGATCAGGCCCGGTATGAATATACAGATGAGCTTGCAGGAGCCATCATTGATGCCATCGCGCCTGAAATTGAAGCGCCACTGCGCGCTCAAATCGCGGAACTGGAGGCGGCTATAGAGCCGTTCCGGCGAGTGAAGGCAATCACTTCGATTTACGAATATGTGCCGATTGAAGCCTTGCGCGACGACGAGCAATTTAACTTTAAAATGAACGGCGCAGAGATGAAGACTATCTACGCATTGCTGAATGGAAAGGGCTAGACGCGGGGGCGTTTATCCAACGCCTGTCGCAAGTCCTTGATCTCGTCCCGCAGCGCTTCAATCTCGTCGGTCAGGTCCTTGACTCGGGCCTCATAGCCGTCGATAAGCGCCTGAAAATGACGGGTGATGCTGTCCAGCTTCGCCGCCGCAGCGTCCGACTCCAGTTTGGCCGCTTCGGCGGCCACTTTTTTCCGTCCCATCCAGAACCCAAGCAAGCCGACAGGAGCGGACAGCGCAGCGCCATATTCCTTCAGGGCCTCGATGAACTTCTGCGCTTCTTCGGTCATTTAACCCACCCGCACTTCAGAGCGACGCCGACGGCGTTATGTTCCTTGATCTGCGCAATCGTCGGCTTGGTGTCGTGCCGGCTGTAATAGATCGCCCGCGCCGCCGAGCAGAAATCAGTCGCGGAGGAATGGGTCGCGCTCGTCGATTGACACGCCGTCACGAACGGTAGCAGCGCGAATAGCCTCGCGCGCCGCCACAGCGATCTGCGCGTCTCTGACTTGCTGGCTGAGGCTGTCGAGCTTTTCCTGAACACGTCCCGCATCCACCATCTTTACGGCGTAGAGCCATTCAAACAGCTTGCCGGCGACCGAGAACAGGCCGCCGAGCGCCGTCAGGATCGCGACGATCACCGCGTGCCGCCAGTGACGTTCCAGTCCTTCGCGGCGATCAGGCCAAGGCCGACCAGCGCCGTCTGAAGATCGGCCCAGTTAACGGATTTGGTCTGGTAGGCGTCCCAGAGGACGGACAGCAGCGCCAGAACGCCGGGGATCGTGGTCATCCAGTTATTGAGCATTTCGGCACTCCGTGTAATTAGGTCTTACTTGTTTGCACATCACCTTCGGCCGCAGCCGACCAGCGTTTTCAAACCCTGCGCCCTCGACCGCGCAGCCGGTCAGCAACGCCGCGCCCATCAGCAGCGCCGAGAAGACGGCCGACCATATGAGGAAGCGAAGGGTTTCCTGAATCATGTCTCTATCTGAACGTGCGGGCCGTCAACGATGCTTTTCCAGTAGATGCCGTAGGTGATCTTGTCGGACAGCCCGAGCGCCTTGGCAGCCGGTTTGAACGCCTTCTCGACGATGATCTTGTAGTCGGGAAGGTTCCACGACACCTTGCCGCCCGGCATGGCGACGAAGTCTATGGCCTTACCGCGCAGGTGATAGGACTTCAGCGTGCGGCTCTTGCCGGTCTTCACCAGATACCGCTGACGCTCAGCCGTCCGCAGCCCCTCGGTGATCTCGAACGGGATCGGGCTGATCTCGCGGGCTTTCTTCGCCAGCGCAACCAAGTCAGCGTCCACGCCACGCAGGCGGGTAAGTGATGTTGCGTTAAGTTTTGTCATCGTGCCATCGCGTTTCTGTTTTCGGGAGTCATGGTGTTCATGACAGACACGCCGAACGACGCGCCTTGACGCGGAAGAGCCTTGACCATCCCGCGCCGCTTTTCGCGAATGCGGCCGACTTTGGCTTCGGTTTCGGCGGTGTATTTCTTGGCCGCATCGACTGCCTTGGACAACTCTTTGGGGTCGAGCATATTCATGCCGATCTCAACAGCCAGTTTTTCGTCGATTTTGCCAAGCGTGCGTCGAAGAACAGTATTTGCAATCGTCCATGTTCGGTTCAGGAACGGAATGTTGCTGATCGGCGCGATCTTGGCCGATGCCAGCTCTTCTACACCCGGCGCGGCTGCGCGCCCTAGCGCCGCCTGTTCCTTGGCTAACTGATTACGCCGGAACTCGTCACGAATTTCGTTGACGACCTTCATTTCTGACGGCTCCAGAATATCCTCCAGCTTACTGAAGAATTGCTGTCCGGTAGCCTTTTTGATTGTCTTGGGCGCGGCCTCTACGGCGCGCGCAAACATTCCGGCGCGCGTAGCCCCTTCAGTCACCGGCTCCGTCATCGCCCGTTGAAGTTCTTGCGCAATTTGCATACGATTAATCGGTATGCTCTGCGCAGCATATTGAACCCGCGCGTTATTATATGCGTCGTTATTTTTTAATTGATCCAAAAACTTTTTGCGCGTCTCCTTGATGGCGGCGACTTCGGTGGCTCCGATACCAAAATCTTTGGGGTCGCGGATCATGTCATCCAGCGCCATCTTTACATAATGAAGACTTTCAACCGGGTATTGCGCCGTTTCAGCAGGTATCTCGCGACGGAACGGCTGGCCAAACTCGTCCACGATTGATGACTCAACCACACTGGCAGGCTTCGTTTCGCCAATCTGAAATGGCCGCCCGCGTTCTTTCGCGATTTGCGCCGCGCGCGTAAACGCGGCGCGCATTGATGGCTTGCCTAGAATAGCCGCTATCTCCGGCGTTTCTGGCATAATCTGCTTAAACGCACGCCCATAGTTAGCCGCCGCTTCAGCCGATCGTGCTTGTTCCAATGCCGCCAAATCTTCCGGCGTCCCGGCGATACCTGCCATCCGCCCGGCGCGCGCTTGCTCCTGCGCCAGCCTACCGGCGCGCATCTCGGTAGGCACAATACCCAGCGCGGCCTCAGCCGAAGCCTGCGCTACCGGCGCATTTACGTCCGCCAACGCCTGCGGGACCGTCATGCCGGGCTGCGCCGCTGATAGCGCGTTTTGCACCTCTGGCGCGCCGAACGTCTCGCTTATGAATCGGTTCTTGGGTGAAAGAGCGTTGCGCAATAGCGGCGTCGCCGCTTCTTGCGCGCGGTTGAGCAAAAGACGATTAGGCGCGCGAAGAAACGACGCGGCTTGTAGCCCGGTCAGAGTTGAAACCGGCGCTTCGGCAAAAGTCTCTAACGGGCTGGTGATAAACCGCCCCGCGCCTTGCAGCATCCCGGAGCCAATAGCGCCCGCCGTTTCTAACGGACGCTCATATAGGGCTCGTGCTGTTTGAGGAAGATCGCGCACGCCTTGGGCTATGCCCACAACATCACGAGGGATGTTGCCCACAACGCGCTCGGCATACTCATTAACCGGCTGAAGATATGATGGCGCGCCTCTACCGGCATACCGAGAATACAGTTCTTCGGCCGCTTGTGCAGCGCGCCCGATAGCGCCGACGCCGGCCTGTTCGGTCTCTGGCGACGCAAAACGAAACCCACCAGACGGCGCAAGTTTACTGACATCATAGCCGCCAGCTTTCAGCTTGGCCATAAGCTGAGACTTGGTCGTCCCTTCCGGGACCTCCTCAATGATCGTGCCGTCAGGAAGTTCAACGTCCATTAGTCGCCTAGCTCCCCGAATCTAATGCGTTTACGCTCGGCGAACTTCGGCGTTTCGCCGGCTACGCCGCGCTCTGTCGGAATATCGACATCGGCATACTTGGCCAAACGTCGTTTAACCTCCCCCCAAGCTGCAAGCCGGCGGTCTGCGGCGATCTCAGGGTTAGCTATATCGCCCATAGTCTTGACGATAAATTTACGATCTTCATCCGAGATTTGCGCGCCGAGTTTTCCACCAAGTTTGGCGAGAACCTTATCGTTCGCAAACGCTTCAAGGCTAGAAATAGCCTTCATGCCGGATGTACTTACGCCGGTAACATACTCTACGCCTTCTGCGGCCTTCTTTTGCAAACCGCCACTAGTTGAGCCGTTGATCAAATCGGCAATTCGGTCCTTGCCAGACCCAACGCCAGCATCATTCAAAACGTCAAGCGCAAAATTCTGGAGTTGAGCTTTTTCCGTCCCTAGCGGCCGCATTGACCTAGGCGTAAGTTCACCTTCTGGCGCGCCGCCGCCCGCCCAGCGGATCAGATCGCCGGCTGTCTTGGCCTTGGCAAATACTTCGGGGTTGGCCTTCAAAACGCGAGGCGACAGCAGGTCCGCAACCGGCGTGTCAGGTTTGGCGGAAAGCACTTCGATTGCGTCGCCAGAGCCAAGGAAGTGAGACAGGTAAGTGTTGCCTTTAGTTGGCTGAAAACCCGCGTCCTGAAGACGTTGCTGGTTCTCAGCCGTAAATGCCCGAAGCATCGGCTGCTCGACCGGAACGCCGTCGACCATCGTGCCGCGCTGCGCAAGAATAGCTTCTTTCGACATGCCCTTGGCGCGGTCAGGAAAAGTCTTGCGGAACGTGTCCACAAACGTGCTGTCGATAAACTGACCAATCCCCTGCGCCGACGAGCGAGGGTTCTTGCCTGTGCCTTCGCGGCCCATAGTATAGCGATCTTGCGCCTCTTCTGGTGAGATGACCGTTCCAGTCCCTTTCACGCGGTATCCGATAATGTTCTTGCTGGTGTCCTCAACGGGCTCCAGTTCCGCAGCCGATTGTGTCTCTGCAATTGGCGTTGCAGGCGCGGTTCCGTAGACAGGAACGCGCACAGTTGTAGTTGAGCCGTCGGGCTGTCTAATCTCTCTAAGTTCGGTCTTGCCAGCTTCCTCCGGTTTGAGGATGCTCATTTTCCATTCAGGCGTAAACTTCACCCCGCCCCAAGACTCGGCAAGGTTCGGAAAACCCGCGTCGGCGGCGTATCGGGTGAACTTATCAAGGTCGGCCTGAGAGTTGACGCTAAAAGCGAACAGGCCCTTCAGCTCTTCCAGCTTCTTGTTGCGCACGTCCTGAGCGGCTACCTCAGCCTGACGGCCCTCGCGCTGCGCCGCCATCTGAGCCTGCATGTCCTGATAGATGCCGCGCTGCGCCAACGCGTTCATTTGCGCGCGCTGATACTGAAGCTGCTGCATCTGGGCCAGAGCGTTTACAGGATCAAAACCTGCTTCCGCTTGCGGGACCATAGAGGCGATGTCGTAGCGAATCGGCATTAGTATCGTCCAAAGATAGAGTTAAGAACGCCGCCTTGCTGCATGACGCCCGGAACCTGAGCTAGCCCGGCGTAGTCTGGGCCGCCACCATACATTTGACCATACATAGCGCCCGCCATAGCGTTGCGGCCGATCCCACTCAGCGCACCCTGTAGCGCCGACTGGCCGCCCATGTAGCTGGACGCCCGCGCCTGTCCGGCCTGCTCGATCCCCTGACCGAGCGCCGCGCCGCCCGCCAGCATCGTGTTGGCGACATTACGGCCGGTCTCAACGCCGAGCTGGCCGGTCTGCGCCGCCATAGACGCGCCGGGAGAGGCGAGCCCCTGCAAGGCGCGAAGCTGCAACTCGCGCTGCTGAAGGAAGCGGTTGTAGGCGTTGCCATACTCTTGGCTGCCCATCTCCTGCCCGAACCGGGCCGCAGCCTTCAGCGCCGCGCCGGACTGAAGGCCAGCCTGCGCCGCCGCCGAGCGGTCGATGGCCTGCTGCCCCTGCTGCACGCGGAAGGCGTAGCCGGGGTCGGCTTGATAGTCCGCCATGCTGAACGGCTGCGCGTAGGAGCCGTAGCCGGCTGCGGTCGGGCTACCGCCGATGCCGTATAGCTCCTGCATCCGGTTGGTCGCCGCGACGCCGCCAAGCCGGAACGGCTCCATGCGGGCCACGGACTCCTCATACAT